GGCCTCCCGGATGGCCCGGTAGCCCGGATCGTCGCCTAGGTTGGCTGGCGTCGACTGCAGCGCTGGCGGCCCCGGCAACTTGGAAACGTCAACCTGGCTCATCAGGTCGGCCAGGATTCGGTAAGGGGCCTCAAGTTCCTGAGCCAGCGCCATCGCCCGGTCATGGGTCTCCTGCTGCACGCGGAGCAGTTCTCTGGCGTACTTCTTCACCAGGAGCAACCGGACCTCTTGTTTCTGTGCCTCCGTGGCGGCTGCATTATCGTTGAGCTTCTTCAGCGCCGAGAAGTACTCGTCGTACACCCTGAGTTCGCTGTCGAGCGTGGACCGGACCAACTCGCGCCGAAGTTGCTCATACTCACGGATCGCCTCCGTCAGTTTCTTCTGATCTACTGCCGCGCCAGCAGCCGCGGCGCCATGCTCCTTCAGCCCTGACTTGGATGTGACGACTACTCCGGCGAACTTTTCGAGATCGCTGGACAAAGCACGGGCGCCTGCCGCCATGCCATCGAGGTGGGATTGAACGCTGCCAACCTCATCGAACGCCGTTTTGATGCCGTTGGCGAACTGATTCGCGGCTTCATCGAAGTAATCGACAGATGTTTTGAAGGAGTCGGCCAGGCCGGCAAAGTACCTTCCCGTCTGCCCAGGTAGCTTGGCGAGCAGGTTGATGAGAGCAAGAAACACATTTCCGATGCGCGCCGCCGTCCAGGTGATCTCCAAAGCCAGGAAGTTGATCACCGCCTTCAACGCCCCGAAAAGCAACTGGACCCCGCTCGTAATCCATCCGATCGCCTCCATGACAATCGCCGTCAGCCGCAGCGAATCAATCAGGATGCGGTTTGTCGACAGCGCGATCGACTCAACCTCGCTCTTCGACGCGCTCACCTTGTCGAAGAAGTCCATCGCCCGCTTCAGCATCTCCTGAAGCACCCCGGAACGATTGACGCCCTCGCCGATCTTGAGAAAGAACCCGTCCCACGTCTTTTCGGCTCTCACTATGGCGTCTTCAAGGCTGATAAAGTCCTCTGGGAGCTTGGCGACGGCGGCACGCGTCTTCTCCACCAGTTCCTGGTAGAAGGCCTGCATGGTTGCAGCCGAGCCCAGCGAGGTTGCAGACGCGCCAGCGGCGGCAGCCATCTCGGAAATGGCATCTTTCACCGCCAGATGAAGCCCGATCGCCTGAAAGCCCCTGGCGTTACCTTTGATCAAGGCATCGGTCAGAATACTCATCGCCTGCGCGCCGTCTTTGCCTGCTGACTTTGCGAGCCGAAACACGTTCGCAGTGAGTTCAACATACATATCCGAGGAAACCCGGACCCCGGACTGCATGACTCTATTGGCGTTGCGCGCGAGTTCGGTGCTGCTTACCAATCCTTCGGTGGCCTTTTTCAGCCGCGCAAGGGTGTCAACATTCCAGTTCGCAGCCTGGGCAAGCCCTTCAAAAGCAAGCTTCAGTTCGGTGAGTTCCGAAGCCGCGCGGGCCTTATCGACAAGAAAACTGATGAAGGACTTAGCCACCATGGCCAGGCTGGCAATAATGCCGAGGGCCATGGCGGAGGCGGCAAGGCCGGTTCGCTTGAAGTTCGACTCCGCTGAATCGGACGCAGTCTTCAGCGAATCGCCCCACGACCGCACCTTCGAGACTGCTGATTCGAAGGCGGAACTCATCGACGTAGCGAAACCGGCCGACGACTGAAGCATGGCCCCCATCTGCTGACGGACAATCTGCTCAGTTCGGTCGATCCCCTTCGAGATTCCGTCGATGTACTTGCTGGCGAGTGTGGCCTCAACGGTATTAGCGGCTGCCATTGGTTTCCTCCGCGATTCGAGGCATACTGGGGTTGATGACTACGCTCGCCGTTGCCTTTCTCGTCGGCCTTGCCGTGTGGATCGGCTGGAGTCTGGCGCTTCGCCTCGCGAGCATGGCCTGCTTTGCCATCGCCACGCTGCTTGCAGCGATGGCGTGGCTCTTCCGCCTCCCCGCCCAACTACTGCACCGCTGATCCCGCCGCGGCCGCGCACAGGGCCTCCAGATCCTTGACGTCCTGCCGCCTGGCGATAACCGCGAGCGCCTGCCATTCGGCGAAGCTGAGGGACTCCCCGGCGAGAGAAAATCCGGCGCGCCTCCATTGGTCAAGGCGCACCAGGTTGTCAGCCCACCCGCGAAAGTCAGGGGGGAAACGCTGGTCGAGGGAGCGCAGCTTGCAGACCTCGCAATAGCCGTCCGGGCTGGCCTCCCGGCCAGCCTCGTCCGGGCATTTCGCGCAATCATCAGCCGCTTTTGCATAGTCGTCGAGATACTCCCTGACCAGGTCTGTCAGTTTCCCTGCGCCCCCTCCTCATCGAGTTGCGACTCTTCGAACCGCATCGCCGCGGTCGCCTTCCAACTGGCGTTGACAAGATCACGCCAATCCCGGACTTCGCAGCCCAGCAGTCGGCCTGCCCAGGCTCGATCCTCGTCGCTCAGGATCGTGCTGGCGTTGAGCGGCAGCAACTCGCCCTTCGCGTTCTCGTAGACGGCGTTCTCAACATCCTCCAGGATGGCGTTGATGAACGTGATCCTTGCCTCGGTTTGGCGGTTGGTGACCTTGCGGCCCTTCTGCACGAAGCGGTCGGAAAGAAACCGGCTGACTTCGGCGCCTGTCGGCTGGCGGCAGATGAGGGTGACCGTTTCGTCGCCGACGAGGATGCGGATCCGCACGGACCGCTGGAAAGAGGTGACTGGCATTGGTGCTCCTTATGCTGCGGCCAGATAGCTGGCCGTCTGAAGGTTGATGACGTTGAGAACGAACCCGCCATGGGTGGGGTCGCTCAGGACTGCGAACTTGGCCGAGACCTTCAACGTGCCGTCGTCGACGCCCTTTTTCACTTCGCGATAGACGACGCGCGGAAGAATGGCTTCCACCGTGTACTTTGCCGAGCCGTTGGCTGTTCCGCCGACCATCGGAATGGCCATAACATACTCGGTGCCGGCCAGCAAAGCGGTGCGGTGCGAGGAGTCCTCGATTTCGAGTTCCATCTCCAGTTCCACTTCGTACTTCTGCCCGCGGCGGATGCTGCCGTAGTTGCCCGTGGCGTCGCCAAACAGGTGCTTGCCGGAGCCGTTGTTTTTGAAGCCGAGCTTGAAGCTCATCAGGGGCGCGCTCAGGTCCGATCCGCCTGTCACCACGGACCCGTCGAAGGATCCGCCGCGTGTGAGTTTCACGTCCTGATAGGTCAGGTAGGACTCGTTGACGCGCGCCGGCTTGGCCGTGGCGTCGGCCGCTTCGGCGCCGGATCCGATGAGATCGGCTTCGAACTCAACGAATCCGCCGCGCTGGCCGGACAGAGTGAAGCCAGTACACCCGATGCCCTTGAACAGGGTCTGAGTGTTGCCGTCATTCTCCACCATAGTCCGCAGAGGGAGTTCGACGACGGTCTTGTCGACCTCGATCTTGTGCTTGTAGGCGGTGGTGGCGGCCACCATTGCCGACGTGTCCTTGCCCATCGCCTGGCTCGCAAACAGCGCGACCAGGTGGGGGAACGCCTTCGACTTGTGCTTGCCGCTGAATTTCTTATTGAGCAGTTTGCTCATGGTCGGCAGCAACTCGCCGGTCACTTCGCCGTCGTTGACGTAGAAGGTGTCCGGCTCGGGCTCCATGGGCTCCCCCTCGAAGTAGAGCAGCGTGTTGACGGCCGCCGCGGTGGCAATGTCGGCCTGCTTGGCCAGGCTGAAGCCGCGCCAGGCGGCGATGTTCGATTTCGGCATTACTCCTCACCCTCCTTCTTCGCGGTCCTGACGACGGCGAAATACTGCGGATAGCGTTCCCCCAGCAGGCGGGCCTTCTCGCCCTCCACCTCCTGGCCGGCCGCGTAGACGCCCTCCAGGCCTTCGTCGTAGACCTGGACCGGCATGATGCACTTGGCTTTCATACAGGCACCACCTTCAAAACCGTAAACTCGATCTGCGCCACACCGAAGTGCAGCGGCTTGTCCTCAACCACGGCCAGTGAAGTACGGACCGTCCCGTACACCACCGCGTTGTCGCCCAGCGTGTTGTCGGAACGGCGCGCGCCGTGGATCAACCGCTCCATGCGCCACTGCATGGAGCGCAGCGCTGCGCGAACGTCGGCTTTCCGTTGCCCTCGCGCGACAACCAGAACCACAACCGGCACCAGATAGCGGATTTCCCCGGCTGTGAATGGTTCGCTCTCGGTAACATCGCCCTCGGCTGTGACATTCACCGCCGGGAGTTCGTTGGCGCTGAACCCCTTGGAGAGTTGGTCGCCGGCAAACAAGGCATCGCGGATGTCGGTCTCCCAGGTCTTGATCTCAGGCAGGTCCCCAGAGTCCCTGATCATCGTCATGACGGCCGTCTGGATCTGGCTGTAGAAGTCGCTCACACCGAGGCCTCCTTGGCGAGTTCGCGGCGGATGATTTCGGCGTAGCGGGGCAGAAACGCCTTGGTCTGCTGCGCCCAAACCGGCCTAGGCTTCATGCCCTGCACAGTGACCCTCCGCCGGAAGACGAATTTGCCGTTTCGCTTCGCCCCCCAGAAAAGGGCTTTCTTGTTCTTCGCCACGATGACGATGGGACGCGCCTTCGGCCCATGAACGCCGGTGCCCTCCTCGATGTAGCGGGCATAAGCCATGTGCGTGCCGATCCGAGCGACAAAGACTTCCGTCGCCGGCCGCTCGAACCGAACGCTCACACTCCGAACCAGGGTTGATGTCTTCTTGGGAAGACGCTCCATCACCCTCGCCTGCAGTTCAAATGCGGCGCTACGGATGGCCATCTCAGGCACTCGCTTGATCCGCGTATTCTGCGCCTCCAGCAGCTTCCGCACCTGGCTCAGGAGCCGGTTCGGATCCTGCCAGGCGAACTCGAAAGAACTCGAACTCATACGGCAGCCACCTTTCGCGGCCGGTACCGGTTGCAGATCGACCGCACTGCTGGTGCGAGAGTGCCCTCGCTGAAGCTGGTTTGTACGCCGGCGGTTGTGTTGCCCTCGTTGACGATGCCCTGACGCGTCAACGTGTTCATCAGGTAGGACACCTGGAGCACGCACGCGTGGTTGATCTCAGCCGGCACAACCGCGTAGCCGGCGGAATACGACACGAGGACATTCAGTGTGCCCTCCGGGAAGATGCGCCCGGATGTCCTGAGCCTGGCCGAGTACTCGGCGTCATTCACGCACTGCAGAAACTCGTCGTAGACCGAGTAATCCGTGCTGGGCACAACCGTCCCGTCAATCGAGAGCAACTGCACGGACACGATCGGGGTGTGGCGAAGCCGCAACAGCGGCGACCCGTCGCCGTCGTACCTCTCCTGGTAATCGAGCACACGGAACTGGCGCTGGCAGTAGCCGGCGATCGTGGCGCTCGCGTCCCGGATCAGGCGTTGATATTTCGCGTCGTCGGCAGTCTCGGCCGAATCCACGCCGAGGGCTGATTTCACATCGGCCAGCGTCGCCAGCGGATACACCGCCTCGACGGGCGGCAGATTTTCCAGGTCCAGCGGGAGTTGATTGGATTCCTCTGCGCCTGCGATCACCGAAACCAGAAATTCCCCCGACGCCTGGCGGAGGATCTCCGGTACAACGGACCGGACCTGGTCGGCTTCGGCGACCGGAACAACATCGGTGACCGTGATTGTCGGCCCCGCATAGATCACAGCGGTCACTGCGCTCAGCGCGGATCCGCTGATGGTCAGTAGATCCCCGGCCGCCGCGGCGGATGGATTCAGGGCTGTGATAACGACTGGCATCGCGTCCTTTTCGAAGCTTGTCTCCCACGGGGACCGGGATCACCCGATCCCCATGGGGCCTGTTGCTGGTTGCCGCCTTACGCCTTCTTCGGATTGCGCTTGCGATCGAATTCGGCGCGCAGCTTGTCGACGTACTCCGCGGCCGCGGCTTCGCTCTTGAAGAGCTTCACCGGAGCGGAGTCCGGATCGATCCGCTCCGCCAACGAGGCGGGGATCGCCTTCACAGTGAGAGGCTCCATGCGGAACTCCCCGGCCGTGAAGGACCCGGTTTCGAGCGAGTAGACCGCGAAGACGACGCCGGCCGTCTCCGCGGAACTCGCATCACCTTGTGATGTGGTCAATTTCGCCATGTTTGTCTTTCTCCTTCAGATCTGAACGTTGTGCGCGAATGAACGCCGGGGCTACCGGACCTTCGCGTGGTTGTAGAGTGCGATGGCGTCGGCGTTCTCAATCTTCACGTCGGCCCGCATCGACAACACGAAGTCCGTGCAGCGTTTCCTGGCAAACCGCTGCGGTTCGAGCCGGATCTCCCGGTGGATGCCGACGATCAGGTTGCGCAGGTCGGTGAGCATCACGAAGGTGCCGTCGGTGTACGGCGTCGCGCTGTGCGTGAAGCTCATGTCGGTTTTGAGCATCGGGACGCGGATGTTCGGAATCGAGCGGATCGGCACGTCCTGGATGCCGGTGATGGCCTGCCAGGCTTCGGAGTAGCCCTTCGACGCCAGTTCCTCGTTGTAGTCGAGGTAGAGGTCGTTGTGCAGGATCATGCCCATGGTCCGGTAGTCGCGCCGATACTTGGTCGGCAGCGCCTTGATGAGCTTGGTGGCCTTGCCGCCATTGGCGCCAGGCCAGTACCGGTCTGAATCGCTCATGGCTTCGATGACGTGCCCGCCGGCGACGGCGAGCTTGTAGAAGCCATTCCAGCGGTCAAGGATGCCGGTGTCGGCCACGGTCGTATCGCCGTGGATTGCGGCCTGGTCGAGTTCGTTCGCGGCAGAGCGGCTGATCATGCCGAGCAACCGCTGCACGAACGCCTCGCCTTCGATATTGTCCTCGATGACGTCGTCGCCGATCGACACGATCCCCACCACTTCTTCGGCAGAGAGTTCGACGACAGTGGGATTCGAGACCGAAACCGTGTCTCCGGGATCCACGCCGCCAGTTCCTTTCACCAGGACAGAGCCGCCCAGGCCGATCTTGTCGATCTGGTACTTCTTGTCCGGCATCACGACGGTGCGGATCTTCTTCAGCAGCACCGACTCGTCGACGACGTAATCGATGAACGCCGTCGCCTCGGTGACGCCCAGGCCGTATGACCAGCCGGAACCTGTCAGCGTGGCCTTGGTGAGCTTCTGCCCTGGCGTCAACCCGGAGATGTCGCGCAGGAACTTGGTGAACTCGGGGAATTTGTCGCCCGAGTTGGAAACGACCGACGTCTGTGCTGATGGCATGGCCTTCACTTTCTGCGATCCGATCGAGACCTTCTCCACAGCGGCCAGGCGGCTGTCGATGCTCTCGACGGCCTTGGCCAGAGGCTCCAGCCCGGATTGAATCGCCTTGGCGATCGTCTCTCCCATCCCGGCCTGGTCGTTGGCGTCCGTCTTGGCCACCGGCGCCGCCGGCTGTGCGGCCGGCGCGGTTTTCTCGACGGCATCGGTGATGACGACAACGGTCGATGACCCCTCATTGCCCTGCCCAGCCGCCGCTCCCGAATCCTCGACGGTTTCCACCGACTTCGACGTGGAACTGTAGCTGCTGTCATAGGTGCGCGTCGTCGCTTTCATGACGCCACGCACCGCATCCGCGATCTGCCCGGCCAGCGACTTCTGCTTCTGCTCCGCCGCCGGGATTTTGTCTTTGTCCATGCTGTGCTCCTTTACATTGGGTGTGGCCTTGAATTTCAACGCCACCGCTTCGGGGTTGGCGGGCTTTAGGTCGCTTCCCCTCACGATCGAAAACTCGTCGATGCTCAGATTCCTCAAACGCCCCATGTCATTCCTCTTCCTCGTCGTCTTCCGCCGTGCCACCGATCGAGAAGCCGCTGATCTCGCCGCTCCGCGCCGCGCCGCGCAGATCGTCATCGAGCAGCTTCACGCCGACAAACCAGGCCACGTTGGTGCCCAGGACGTGGAAAGTGCTCTCCACCAGCACGGCTTGCGCCACCTCGGAGTGGTTCACCTTGATGGCGGTCTTGCCGGCGTAGTAGCCCTCCATGAAGGCATACACGGCGGCGATCAGTTCGTCCTGGGGGATCACGTCGCCCTGGAGGTCAGTGATGTCGGCCACCGAAGCGTAGCCCCAGAGAATCCCCAACTCCGCATCAAGCCGCTGTGCCTTGAACCGTGCCCGGATCTGCCTCATCGCCGTATCGCCCCTCCTTGGGCCGGAAATGCGTTCCAAAGTGTTCCAAAACACCGAGCGGCTACTCCGGGGCGTCCGGAGAAAATCCTGCGTCCTTGGCCCGCCGGCGTCATTGCCCCTCCCAGACCCGATCCGGGTCAATCTGGAAGTCGTCGGACACGACCGGCGAATGCGAACAGCGGCAGTTGATCAACTCGCCAGGCGGCAGCGTCGGGTCCAGCGGATGGTCGGCCGGATATCCACCGACATCGAACTTCTCATCGATATCGATCTCCACGCCGGAAAGCGCCTGGTGGGAAGGCCTGGTATTCACCCCGCGGATGTTCCACCGCTTCCGCGTCACCCCGTTGCGCCGGTAGGTCTCGATCTGTGCGCGTTCGGCGACGATGCCGGTTTCGGTCAACGCGAAACGCCGGGCCTCCCACGCCGTGGCCTTGCCGATCGCCGACTGCAGTTCCTTTATGAAGGTGGCGTCGTAGGGGTTGCTGCCGAGTTCGTAGAAGTTGCGGACGATGGTGTCCAGGATGCCGTCGAGATTGTTCCTGGTGGCATGTACGGCCGCGTCGGCCCGCGACATGATGAAGTCGCGCAGCCGCTCGTTCTTGAGCGTGAATTGAGGCGCGGCGACGCCGAGTTGCGCCATGGCGAACTTCGCCGCCGATTCGAACGTGGCGAACTGGGTAGCCTCGACGATCACCGCCGCCGCCGCTTCAACGTCCTCGTAATAACCCAATTCGGCCAGCAACCGGACGAGAAACTCCCTGTCGTCGTCGGACATGGCCTTGGAGAGCGCAATCGAGCGGCGGCAGTGGCGCTGGATCTCGCTCCACCTGTCGCCCGCATCGAGGTAGTCAAACAGCGCACTCGCGCCGCCCCGCCAGTACGCTTCAGTCTTTCGCCGAAGCGCCACTGACGCACGGTGGCGGTTGAACTGGCTCGGTCGCCGGATCTTTCGAAGGCAGCGCGCCGTGGCCGAGAAGATTGCACAGCCGGAGGTCATTTGGCGATCGCCTCCCGCACTTCCCGCTGCAGGGCGCCGACCGCGTCATCGACGCCGGTCAGGTCTGCCAGCGTTGGAGCCCGTAGCGGCTCGTCTCCGCCGTCCAGAGGTTCCAGGTAAGGGAATCGATCGCCGCGAACCTCGTTCGGTACCAACACGCCGCGGTCGAGATAGATCTGATCCACTTGAGCATTCACCAGGCGGTCTTCTATGTCCGTGCGCTCGAAGGCAAACTCGATGTCGGTGACGCCGAAGCCGTCAACTATCACTGAGTTCATCTGCTCGATGATCGCGGCCTGGCCAGGGTCGATGATCGACAACTGGTACTCTCGGATCTGCTCGGATGACAGGTTTCCGCCAAGCTTCCCGGTCTCAACGATGCCCACCTTCTGCGGCGGAACGCCGTGGGCCTGGAGGATCTCGTCGCGGCAGTCCGTTCGTAGCAACCGGAAGCTGCCCTCGCGGGCGCTGGAATCCGTCAATTTATCGAACCGGATCTTCCCACCGGCAGGCGTGCTGAGCACCAGCGTTTTGTGTGCCTGCCCTTTGAGGTGGCGCTTGAAATACGTGCGGATCACCTCCTCCGCACCTTCCTCAACATCGCCTTCGAGGATCACGGCGTAATCCGGAATGGCATTGTTGCCGAAGAAGGTGAGATTGTACTCGGCGACCAAGGTCATCAGGCAGACAGCGGACCAGGCAGGCAGAATCGACGGCAGACCGTAATATGGGCTCCACGGGGAATACCGGTTGAAGTGGATGACCGAGGTGACGTCCTTGCCGCTGGCGAGCGGATCGTTGGCGTCTACGTCCTGGAACTGAGCCGGATCCACGCCCCAGGCCCGGAAGTGGGAGAACTCGCCAGCCTTGCTCTGCACATAACCCAAGCCATCCAACCGGACCCACATCTCAGTCGCCGGGATGTGCTCGAACTCGGCCGGCGTACCCTTAACGCTGGGGATCACCTCCAGGTATCCGTTGCCCAGGGCTTCGTAATCGGTCCACACACACTTCATGCCGGCAGCGAATGATCGGCGGCCGAACGCCCGGCTGAAGAAGTTCCCGATCAAGGTGCGCTCGGCAGTCGAGCCGTCGCCGATGATCATCCACGGGCGCCCGACGATGTCTTTTGCTTTCGCGCTGATGGCTCGGGCGTGGAAGGTGTTCACTGTCGCGGCGTAAGCGAACAGGGCCATGTCGAATGGCCTCGATGCACACGCCACGCCGTCGATCTGCGCGCCGATCCGCTGCTTCAGCCGGCGGCTGCCTTTGCTTGGAGGTTCCGAAACGGCCTTGACTATCTCGTGGTATTCGGCCAACTGGTGCCGGGCATCCAACATCAGCGGGGAATTGACCTTGGCGACGGCGCCGCTGGCTGAATCGTAGACGTAGGCCTGGATCTTATTCACATCAACCTCGCTGAGATCTGGCGGAAACTCTTGCCGCGCAGCAGGCTGATCGCGCGCTCGACCGCGTCCGGTCCGTCATCGTGGGAATTCGCCGAGACGCCCAGGGCCTCAAACTCGTCGAGGCAAAGCTGAACATCGGGGGTCCAGTACGAACTGCCTGCCGAAGGAAAGAACAGCCGGCCTTGCTCGACCAGCGGCGCCAGGCGCGAGATGCGGCGAATTTTGTCGCTGCTGATGTCCTCAACGGCGGTGCAAGGGATCTGGAGATTCGCCTGGCGCGATGCGTCGTCGACCAACTGCTTCAACGCGTCCTGGTATGCGATGGTCTCGAAGCCGAATTTGTAGATGGCTGGCCACTCGCGGTAGGTCGCGAGCACAAGTTGCACCTGTTGCTGGATCTTCAGCTTACGAATGGCGATGCGGAGAACGTAGTAGTTTCCGTTGTGCTCGCCAACCACGGCGACGGCCGTGTTGTCGTTTTTCTGCTTGAGGCCGATCGCCGGGTCGATCGCCGCGACCAGATTGAGCTTCAACCCCCGCAAGTCGTCGTCGCCGAAGTAGCGCCAGGCATTGGCGGAGAAGATCTGATCTTCTTCATTCGCCGGGTCGTTCATGAACTCGGTTGCGAAATTGCGAACCCCGATCTCCAACCGCTTCTGATCGAGCCGCTTTTTCGGCCAACGTGCCGGCCAGAGCGGCTTCCCTGTGTCGTCGATCGCCCGGTAGATCTTGGTGAAAAACACGTCGGGCTTCTTCAGGAACCGGACCAGGACACTGTCGTGATGGAGAATGGTGCCGATCATGAAGAACCGGCCTTCAGGCGCGATCATGCCCAGCACCGCCCGCAGCAGCCAGCGTTCGAGCTTGTCGCGCTGCTGGCGAGAGTCCACCGATTCGTCATCCTCGATGTCGTCAACGATGACCAGGTCAGGACGAAACTGCTTGTATCTCAGCCCGCGAACCGGATTCCCGCGGCCTCGCCCCAAGACCTTCACTCCGTTGGCCGTGATGAACTCGGCCTCCGCCCATTTGCGGCGCCCGATGAGATCGCCGAAGTCTTCAATCAGCCGCTCGTTGCCCTCAAGTTCCTGTCTTATGTCATCGAGCGAAAGCCTGGCGACGTCCTCCGAGTCCCTGATGATGACGATGAACCTGGCCAGCCGGTAGACAATCGAGTGCAGCACTTTGCCGAAGGTGATGACCGTGGACTTGGCGTGCTCGCGCGGCGCTGCGAAAATTCCGCGTTTCTGGTGATCCGCCGCCTCGGACAACTCGGTATGGAACGCCGCCGGCTCGCAGATGAAGTAATCCGCCAGGTAGTACCGGCAAAACCATTGGAAGTTCTCACGACCGCGCTCGACGCGCTCGGCTTTTGTCAGCCGGTCGGCAGGTTTGGCTCCCTGCAGGAGCCGTTCAGCCCTGGCGCCGAGATCCGCCGGCGCAATCGATCGAGGCTGTGATCGTTTCATCATTCGGCGCCGAACTCCTCGCCGATGCCTGTGACCACCTCGCCCACGGCCTTGGCGTTGGCCTCAAGCGGCGCAGCCAGGCCCGGAAGCTCACGCAGCCGCGAAAGCAGCTTCTCAATCACTTCCATCAGGGTCTGAGTAGCGATCCGCCGTGGATCCCTGCTGGCAATGTGCTGCCGGGAGAGCTCGGCAATCTGGCGTGCCGTACTGGTGTAGGCATACACCGTCTGGTTATCGACCTTGCCGTCCCGGACTGAGGCGATTAGCTTTTCCCTGATCTCATTCAACTCGGCGATCAGGATTCGTGCTGTGTCCTGGCAGAGTTCATCGAACTCGCGCGCCTTCAGGTCCAGAGACGCCCGGCGAGTCTTCCAGTCGCCCTTGTCTGCCCAGGCGTCCCAAGTGGAACCCGACATGCCTGGGTAGATCTTCTGCAACTCCCGCAGGGCGCGCTCCTTCGAGTACCCCCTCGCGTAGTAGCTGAAGGCCAACTCTTTCGCTTTGGCGTCGTATGCCATCAGGCCGATACGCTCCTTAGCCACTGGACTTCTACTTCCAGCTGCTCCAGCAACAGTTGCCGGCGCAGGATTTCGCACCGGATCAGGAACCAGATCTGCCTAACTCCTCGCGCGGCGGTTCTCATTGCGCTCCTCCAGCAAATGCTCCAGTGCAACGACTCTCTCCTTCAGCAGGAGTTCGATCTTGTCGTACAGGGCCTGGTTGTTCCGATACAGCCGGATGATGGCGGCCACCAAAACCGCGCACGCAATGATGAGAAGTGCGGTCCCTACCCCGTGGCCCGTTGCCAACTGCTCGAAGGTTTTCAGATCCGGCATGGGTCACTCCGAATCCTCCATCTGGCGCCGGATTCTCCGGGTCTGGGTTGCAATTTTCAGCAGGTCGGCGAGTTTCAAATCCGAAAGCGACTCCAACGCCGACTCCTCTTGCCGTTGCTTTGCCCGTTCCTGCATGATGAGGTTTTCCGACGCGGCTTCCAGCTGTTGGAGCAGCAGCTCTTCGCGGTGGGTCCGATCGCCGGGCTGCTTGGGTCGGATACGGAGGTTGAGGTACTCCTCAATCTGCAGCCTCAGTTCCTCTGCCGTTTTTGCCACGCGGTCTCCTTGGCTCGCGCTATTCGTCCAAGGGATGCGCGAACCTAACCGGAGTGTCGCCGACAGAGGGGAAAGGGTCTAACTGTTTCGTGGGGATTGTTGGTTTTGTGGAGATATTTTCGCGTGGCGTCCACTGAACCGCTCGCTCAGCCGTTCCGCTGCGACTTCGCAGTAGCGCTCCTCCAACTCGATGCCGATTGCCCGGCGCCCCAGGGCTGCAGCCGCAAGCAGGGTGACGCCGCTCCCCATGAATGGATCCAGCACGAGTTCTCCGGCCTCGCTCGATTTCTGCATCAGCCACTGCATGATCGCCTCCGGCTTGACGGTCGGATGGACAGGATCGCGCCACGCCTGCCAGTCGTAGCGGTATATACATCTCGGCCGCTTTCCATTCAGCGGTCGCCGCCCCTTGTTGGCATAGACGATCGCCTCCCAGTTCAGGCTGTACCCGGCCAGGCAATCCCCCTTCGATCCGGCGTTGCCCTTGTCCCATACCAGGACGTTCTTCACTCTCCAGTATTCAGCGACAGCATCCACCGCCTCTCCA